ATGAGTATGATCCCAAAAGATAGAAGTATCCTGATTATTATCATAACAGCAGCTATTGTAATTATGTTAATTCTATATGCTCTCAATAGCGACGCAAGTGAAATGGGAGGGATGAATAAAGTCCAAGGATATTCATTACCTAGTCTTGTTAATATGACTCATTTGAATGTATAGATTAATCTTAAAATAGAATAACAAATGAAATTAAAAGATAAGAAAGCCCTCATAGGAGGGCATTTTATTAGGCTGTATGTTTAAGCCGGTTATTGTCCATAAATTCTAAAACATCTTCTTTCTTATACAGAACCGTTTTAGCTGTTGGTTTAGTAAATGGAATTCCACCACCTTCGCATCTTTTCTTTTGAAGCCATGCCAGGGATAAGTGATAAACCAATGCAATTGTCTCTGGAGTAAATTCAGCTTCCATCGGTGCATTGCGAAAATCTTTAATTAAAGCCTTTTTTTGACATTCAGACATTTTATCAATTTTGGTCAGACGAGCCATTTAAGGTACCTCCTTTTGAACCTTTAAGCATTCAAGTTCCATCATTCTCTCCAAGTTGCTTCTTTAAACTTTGCATTGGTGATTAGATCTTCAATTTCACCAACGCCTACATTGCTATATATGTGTGTCATCTTGGCCCCGAACACTGTGAGTGTTCGGGTGATCGTGGAGTATTTAAAGTTCATTAAGGTTCCCCAATCGCTGCAGTGAATGGATCCAACTCAAGACGACGTTTCTCAACCAATTCCATTAATCGCGGTTGTATTTCTTCATCACATGCCGAGACATCAATCTCTAAGCTATCCAGTTCAGTTAGGTCTTCAGCTTTTTGAATACGAACTGCAAGTGAGGATTGGGTCTTAGGAGGATTGAGTTCCACTAGGCGTTTATTGATAGCCACAATTAAAGGTTTACGTTGTTCAGTGGTCCATGACTTCGTAAACTTGATTTGATCATTTGCCTCTGCAGGTGAAATTGATTTAGCTACTCGATCAAGCAGATCTATCAGTAACTCCTTATAAACAACATCTTCATCAACTTGAACATATTGTTCAGTGGTGTCGTGATTAGATTGAATGAGATTTTCAGCTTCTATCTGTAGTCTTTTCAGCTCATCCACACTTAAACCATTATCTGGTTGAATCTTAGGCGTGTACTGCTCAGGATCTATTTCTAGTAATTTATCTTCTGACAGTTTGCACAAATGCTGATGGTGCTCACGATCTAAGTTACCATTGCTCATAAAGACAGGACGTAATGAAAGCACAGCATCAGTTGAGACACATGCATTAATTTGAGCTGTAAACTTCTCAACCAACTTCACTGCATCGGTTTCAACGAATTCTTCTGTCAGACTTTCTTCCACTGCAGTGATAGGACCTTGCTTAGTTATTTGGATATCCAACTGACTTTCAAATGTCTTTTCTTCCACATCATTTGATGTTGAATTTTGGTCATTTAAAGCTGGTTCTTCTGTTTTACGGTTGCGACGTTTTTTGGTTTTACCTGTATTATCGATTGTTGGTGGATAGCAAATAACTCGGCCAAAAAGCTCACCCATTGCCTGCAGCTGTAATTCAGCATTTTGCTGATCTGCTTGAGCGAAACCATTACGAACACCTGCAAAATATTCCCCGCAGTGTTTGGAGTATTTAATCTGGGAAATATGATCAGGATAGACCATGAAAATTTCCTGGTCTTCCGCAACATCATCAAGTGTTAAAGGCTTAGCAAACGTAATACCTGCTAACTCCATGGTTTCGATCTTGATGCAAAACTCATAACCTTGTTTAGCAAAAATAGTGGCAGGGAAGCGATCCAGATCATCAAAATCAAGCATTTCACCCGTAGCTCGACATAAGATATTACGACCCGCCATCATTGCTGCAAAAGCTTCGGTACCATTTAAAATATTCATGCTGACCATCCCTCCATGTCCATCTTTGCCTGACATGCATTTAAGATTTGTTGTTCGTATTTACCGCCTTTGAAATAATCAGCGGGATATTTGAGGTCATTAGCACCTTGTGCATTTTGAATAGCAGCTAATGCCTTTTGATAATCAGCTTCAAGAAGGGCATCTTGCTCATGTTGCAGATGTTTTTCTGACTCTTGGTTTGACTTAACTTTTTGTTCAATGATTCTTCTGATACTGTTGCAGGTCTCTTCAAAAACTTGCTGACGCACATCCTGAAGACTATTTAGTTTTCGCTTAGTGCAATATTTCTCAATATCAATACCAGCCTCAATCATGAGTGCTTCAAGCTCTAGAATTTGATTGCCATTAATTGTTGCATCTGCAGATCCTGAAGATAGCCACTGGTTGAGCTTTATACCTGTTTGTTCTGTAATTCTTTCGGGTTGAATAAATAAGCCAGTACGGTCTTTTGTGGCAATCGCATAATTATCACCATGAGTAATGTCTAGAACGGTCGTAAATTCATATTCAATCCCATCACGCTGTTCAGCTTTAAGCCCTAGTTTTTCGACTTTCTTTTTACCGCCGTCATTTGTTTGAACCGTTTCCATTTTGCTACGCATAGTAACGATGATATTGATACTCGAATGAAGCATGGCATCAATGAACTTACGGTGTTCTGGTGTCACTTCACTCCATGCTCCCCAGGTATTACCTTTGAACTTTCCTTTACCTAAGGCATCTACCATTTCCAGACAACCACCTACACCCGACCATTCATGGGTAATACTGTCTAAAATTACAGTGGTATAGCCAGCTTTCTCAGCAGCTTCGATTGCTGATATAAATTTCTTAGGTGAGTAAGGAGGTTGAATATTTGCAGTGTCGAATTGCATTACATCTGCATATAACTCAGCACTACTATTTTCTGTATCAACTACAGCAACTTTGCCTCCGATACCCTTAGCGATAAGTAAGGCACCCATGGTTTTACCTGAACCGGTAGGACCGGCAAGGGCAAGGCGTAGTTTTGCGTTTTTACGTTCAGCTTTCTTAAAAAATACAGTAGTCATAATAATTCTCCTAAGCCCCAACCCAGCCCATGCGTTTTTTATACGCACGACGTTCATGAAGTGAAATATGCGAGCTTTGTAAGCCGATAGCCAAAGCTTTACGACGTTGGAATGTACGTTCACGGTCAAAGTTTTGACGGATCCAAGGCTTAGCCACTTGTTCTTCCAAAGTTACTTTCTCGAGATCACCGGTTTTACGGTTTTCAGCAAAAATATCTTTGCCTTGTTCAACATAAACAGTGTGGCCAAGGCGCATAGACATATGGTTTTGCTCATAACCACCCAGGTATTCAGCGAATTTTTGAGTTGAAGTAGTCATTAGCGAGTTCCTCCATTAGCGGAAAACTGCAACTGGTGTTTAACGGCCTGAGCCTGTTGGTGATCTACGTCATCTGAACAGCCGCGAACGGTGAATAAGGTAGAAGCAACAGTGATACCGATTAGAGAAATAGCAGCCATTTCTTTGAAAACCACTTTAGATTTAGCCCAGAAAGAAAGATGCATTTCTTCAGGTTTGGGTGGCTGAAACAAAATAGAAGTCGTTTGACTTTTGTTGGTGTCAAAATCTGGGGTTTGACTATGGGAATGTGTTTGGTTCATAATTATCTCGCAATTTGCAAAGCCCTGATCCCGTCGAAAGTGTCAGGGCTTTTTGTTATCTGGTGAAATATATATTCGTATAACCGAACAAATAAGTCAATAGTTTGTTCGGTTATTAATTCAATAATTATTCTGTTAATCGAATTTTATGTTTTAATAGACAAAAGAAAACCCACTCAATGGTGGGTTATTTGGAGTCTTTAAGATGATTGGTATTACAAAAGAAGGGCAATTAATAGATATTACAAACTCATCTCCCTTGACTGGTGTGAAGCTTGTTGGAGTTCTGATTACTGATTCAAACGATTTGAATTCAGACTATCTGAATATCTCTAATCATTTTTACCACAAAGACTCTCAACAGCTTTGTAACTTAGCTCTACACGCTTTACGTATAAATCAGAACCCGCTCCAACGGATGAGTGAGCAACTTTAATAACCTCATACATTACACCTTCATTATCTTCATCAATCTCAATCCACTCACCAATACGTGGGTGGCTTTTGAATTCTCTAGCGTAGAGCGACTTGGGCTTAGGCTCAGAAACATCAATAACAATTAGGGTATTCATATTCTCTCCGATATTAATGGGTAATTAAGATCAATGTTGGCGCAAAGTCTTAACTTTATAATATCAGAAGAAATATGTTTATATTTAAATGCTTATATAAAAGAAAACCCACGTAAAGTGGGTGAGATAGGCCTTACTTAGTTATTACAGGTCACACCTTAGAATTTGACCTTGGGTTTAAAATAGCGAAAGTTTATTTCAAAAATAAGAAACCCACCGAAGTGGGTCTGTGCGAGAGAAATACTATCCTTAGTATTGCTCTGTAAAGATAGGCTAATTAGATGACGTAATTATTTAAATATGCTTGATATGTGATCAGGTAGACTATTTTTTCTTGTTATAAAAAATGATTAGCAATATTAGGATAATAACCAGAATTACTGCAATTATAGTTCTTTCCATGACGATTCCCTGCAACTTGGTTGCGATTCCTTACTTTAACATTTAATGTTGAAATTTACCTTGTAGTAATCTAACGCTGAATTCAAATCAGACAGCAATTTAACCTCAGTGTATTCACCTGGTGATAGCTTCATTAAAGCTGGCATGTAATTGGTTTTGTATTCAGTAGGGTAGTCTTTACATAGAATCTGAATACGTACTTCTTGTGTTGTGTTTGGATCATCCAGTTGATCTAGGTATTTGGTAATCTTTTCATCTGACTGCTCAAATTGAGCAGTGATAGTGGTGTCACTTGATGACTCGGGCGTTATCGGCTTAGATTTTTCGCAGCCAGTAAGGGTGATAAGAAATAGGGTAGTTGCAAGGATCCTTATTTTCATAATTAGTTTTTTCTAGTTATTGGTGAATGAATTATAAGGGAAAGTTGAGAAAAGAAAACCCACCGCTGGGGTGGGTAATTTTGAAGGATGTTAAATTTATTGATTAAATAGTTATTAAATTAAGCTACCTTTTTATCCCAGTCATAAACCTCTTTTGCTAAATCCTCGAGAGTAGTAGAACTATATAGCCTAATTCCTTGAGGCCGTAATGTACTATCGAGTTTATCTATTACCTCATCAATTTGATCAATTCGCGATTGCTTCAAATTTTTTAAATTTTCTACTGATGGTTTAAGTAAAAAAAGAGAAGGTTCTCTTTTTAACTCATCAGATGCCGTTCTGAGATCATTAATAGCTTGAAGATAATCAGTTTTAATTCGAGCAGGATCAGCAAATACAACACTAGCCCAATTAGCTATAGTCTTATTATGCTTTGGACGTAATGGAACATGGATATTCTGCTTATTAATTTGTATAAACCTTGAAGGCGGAATAATATTTTCAAAATTTATTCCAGACTGGTCTTGGTGTTTTAGCTCATCTATTAGGTTATTGCTTAGCTGTTGTAAATTAAATGAATGAAAGCCACTATTATTACGTTTTTTAATATCTCTTGGTTTACCCAAAGGCACAGCAATATCAAATAAATGATCTATTAATTGGCTACCACTTTTACCACGAATAAATCCACGGTTATCAAAAATTAACTGTTTTGATAGGCTCACACACCCGTCATAAGCTAACATTTCAGCTAATTTAGTTATACGTTGAGCATGGAATTTCATATCTTCATTAAAAATACATACAAAGCGGTCGAAACAATCCCCATCTAAAGTTCTAACAAATACCTCATTTTCAGTTTTTAAAACGACACCTAAATTAAAACATTCTTTAGTAGTTAAGTCTGGTGTCCATTGTATAGTCATCCACTGCCCAGATAAGGCTGGGTTAGAATGCTCTTTTGAAAGGCGTTCAAGTAAAGACATTTTAAGCTACCAGTCCTAATCTATTAGCAAATATTGTTGTTGATTGTGTAGATCGATAATGCAAAAAATCTCTTAAATAGTCTATATATTTAGCTTGATCCTTAATGGGAATATTTGAAACTTCTAATAAGTTCTTCCACCATGTTGTTAGAATATCTTGAACTGAAATAAAAGCATCTTTATGTCGATTCGCGGCTTCCACAGCCATATGCTTAGTGGTGAATTTTGTTTGATCTTTTAAAGCGGGCTGATCATTCAATATATTTAAAAGTTTATTATTAAAATTTTGGGTCTTATTCAATACTAATAAGTCAGCAATCCAATCAATGCTACCTAATATCTCCCCATGATCAATTATTCCCATATTTCCATCCCCGATCATCACTACATTTCCAATATTGCGGTCATCATTTGCAATAAAATCATCAAAAGCAATAATATTAGGAAGATTCTTTTGATTACAAACTAATGAGTAAGCTTGAATTAGCTTGGTAATAGTATTGTTTCGGTCAGTTTGGATTAGTTCTTCAAAATTATCTAAATGAAATATACCTTTAACGCTATGTCCACATTCAGTAGTTACCCAAGCCCAAATCACTTCATCACTATTAAGATCTGCGACCTCTGAAAAATCCCCGTAAAATAACTTACTAATAGGAATCAAGGCAGCACTATCTGGTTGCAATATTCCTAACGCTTTGCCAAGAGTAAAGCCAGTAAGCTCATTACATAATTTTCTTATACGATCTTTGGGAGGGTAAACTTTTACATAGCATTTCCTAATAGAACCATCACCCCATTCTATGCTTGCCATTCTCGTTACACCCATAGCACCCCCAGTAACTTTTTCATGGGAAGTTAAATAGGAATTCTCTGATAAAACGCTTATTGACATATATCCCCCTATAATTATTTAAGTCACTGCTGATTTACTTTTTAAACATATCGATACAACCTAAGCCGCGTCGGGTTCTTAGTTTGTTTTAATCACACAAAAATCTGAATACGCTTAAACTTTTTATTCGCTTCAATTTCGGTTTTATAAAATTTATCTTTATCATCAGAATCTATAAATTTAGTAAATGTACTTGATTCAAGAAGTCGGTAAAGAAACCTTTCGCCTGTTCTAAGCACTACTGTCAACAGGTAGTGCTGATAAAGCACATAGCTGATCTTGCGGGAATTTATCTCAATTGTTTGCATTCATAACACCCAAGTCACCAGTAACTTATTTTCTTAAACACCTCGAGACAATCTAAACAAACTCATACCGGATCAGGTTCATAGTATTTAAAAGTTCTTCCTGATTACATAATTCTATTCTTGAAATAAAATCGAGAGGCATGGTCAGTCTCTCAGCAGTAATAGTCTCAAAGTGAACCCAGATTGCAGCATCTTGATTCTCGAAGCTAATACTTACAAGCTTAACCAGGTCGTAAGGATCTCTATCGTGGAGCAGGACAATATTGTAGAAATCATTTGTACGTACATAAGAGATAAGCATTTCATGAATAGCAGTTTGCTCATCACTACTTAGCTCGCTGTATTTATTTACCTCAAGGGAATTGTATTCTTTACTCATTAATCATTCTCATTACGTGATTAAGCTGCATATAGTGGCCTCTACTTGCTTCAGCCGCTACTTAATCTGCATACTTTTCTAAAAAACCATCTATCCATCCTTGTGCCACTTCAAGATTGGTTATGTCAGCCAACTTTAGATTAGTCTCTTCTGCTTCGTTAAAGCCTTCAATAATAGCTTCAAAGATATTTGCTTCACTAATGACCTCGCGCGCCATTTCCGCAGCGTCATAGCTTTGTTTGGCTTTTTTAAGCGAGGCTATTTGTTTATCAATTCCTGCGCCAATTTTATCTAATGCCAATTTAAATTCTTGACGATTAATCGTTAGAGCGGTTTTGGATTTATTAAGTGTTGCGATCATTATGTTTTCCTTTCTATGTTAGCGTCGAATGCGCTTTACAACCTGTTTCCACCAATACTGACCCAATATAGATACACCTTCCGATTCAATGCGATCAGGGGAGTAATACTCATCGGGGAATTGATTTTTATCAGAATTTGCTGAGACAGCCTTAAACCCGCCTTTGCCTTGCTCATTCCAATTGAACAGGTATTTAATTTTGGTGTCATCTCCCACCTGAAAAGCATAAATTTCACCGTCATAAATAGTTCTGGCAGACATATCAATTGATATGGCTTGCCCATCCTTCAATTTAGGAAACATGCTTTCCCCACGAACGTGAATTACTTTAGTGGTAGATGGTTCGACATTACACTCTCTAATCAAGTCAACAGGAAATAACATTTTGTTATTACTTGGTCTTTCAAGATTTAAGTAGCCATTTCCTGCGCTAACAAACACGTCTTCATAATAATCAATAGCAACATAACCATCTGGAACAGGGTCACCATCCTGGTATATACCCACTTCCATCTTAGCCATATCTGCATTGCTTTTTTCTGGAACTGCCACCCCATCTAAAAGCCATTGAGGTGTTGTTTTTAAAGCTCTGCACACAGCACCAATATGCTTAGCACTGGGTTTGCTAGTGCCTTGCACCCATCCATGAACAGTTGCTCTGCCAGCCCCAGTACTTCTGATTAGGTCAGCTTGAGACAAATCAAGCTCTTTCATTCTTAAGTTAATGCGCTCAGCAGTATCCATAGTAAAAACCTCTTCATATGTTCGGAATTGTGAACACGATTATTGACGGATGCTCGAATTTATGTTTCTATTAACCGAACATATTAATTCGGTTAATAGAATATGAATGTCGCTCAGTTGCGTAGCTTTTACGGTGTAAAAAACAACACCCAGTTGGCAGAAAAAATTAAGCGTGGAAGAACAACTGTTTGGGATTGGGAAAAATCAGGCATTCCTCTTCGTACTCAGGCATTTTTTGAAGTTTTAACGGAAGGCGAATTAAAAGCTGATCGCCAAGCCTTAACTGCTTAAGCCAATTATCACTAGATTGCCTTTTTAAAGAAACGTGAAAGAAAACAAGGATTTCACAATGCAAGAAATATCCCTTAGTCGAGAAGCTCAAACGGCTATTTTTAAAATGATCAACCAGACCAAAGGAATTTCCCCAAAAGATATTTCTGAAGTTACGGGTGACTCACACAACACGATTTGTAACTACGGAAATGTAGGCATGCCCAATCATTTACCGAGTTTGAAAAAGCTCGAAACAATCATGATGTATACGCAGAACCCTGAGATTTTGAAAGTTTGGGCACATCAAATGGGCTATGCGCTGGTTCCAGTGAACTGTGATGCAAGTAAGCATCATGAATTATCAATTTTTGAAGCAATGATGCTGTCCAACATCACAAATGGAAAGGCAAATAAGGCTGTCTATGACGCATATGAGGATGGGGTAGTAACACCAGCTGAATATGAAGATATCCATCAGCTCACACACAACTTGATTGAGTTGATAACAGCTGTAGATCAAGCAGCACTTAAGCAAATGAAGAAATACACATCAAGCTTAGAAAAAGAAAAAGCCTGACTTCAGAGATCAGGCTTTTCCAATTCAAAACACTTGCGGAGTTTTAAATATGCAAATGAATTTAGCACAAGATTCGAACGATGACAATTCGGATTTTATAGTTGGTGATGTTGTTGTTTTTATACATGAAGATAGGTCAGATCATCTAATGACAGTTACAAAGGTGAATCGTTATAGCGTGCTTTTGGATGACGGCATTAAGTTCGCTATGAATCATCTGATCCGTGCTGCCAGTGTTGCCGAACTTAAAGCCAGACACCGTCTGGATCTACCCGTCGCTCTATTTGTTTCGGAGGTGCCATGAATAGCCAATTCCAGAAACAACCAGATTTCAAGCAACAGCAAGGCGTTCAATCATTTTATGAACCTGCTCTACAGATTCTTGATGAAATCCAGGAACAAAAGAAATTAAGCCTTCTCAAAAAGGGCTATGACGAAAACAACGCCGCCGTTACCAAAATTGAGTTTTCCCAGTTAATGGCAAGAAGATTTCGTATCACGATTTACCTGGCTGATCAGATTGTATCAAGCCTTGTGAAATCGAATTCAGTTGAATCATTTGGTGGGTATGTGAAGCCCAAAATAGTTGGGGTTTAGCTATGAGTTTAGATGCAAATATCTGGGCATGGAAAGTGCGCCAGAAGCAAAAGAAAGGTGGCAGTATCAAAGCGCTTAAAAGATTAGTGCTGCTTTCACTTGCCGATCGTGCAAGCGAAGATCATTGTGCATATCCAAGCATAGCCCGCCTGGTTGAAGATACAGAAATGGACCGAAAAACCGTCCTGAAAATTATAGATGAGCTTGTTGAGGATGGTTTGATTGAAGATACCGGAGAACGAAAAGGCCGGACAAAACAGGTCAAAGTTTACCGTTTACTGGGTGTAAATGGTCGTGAAACAGTCCCAACAATGGAACTCTTTACAGCTGAAAATGATGATTTAAAGAGTACCAACAATGGAACAGTACCAACAACGGAACAGTTCCAACATTCCGCGGAAAGAGTCCCAACGTTCCGTGGAAAGAGTCCCAACGTTGGGACACGGAATCTTTCAAAGAATCTATCAATAGAATCTAAAAATAAAAAATCATGGTTTTGCTTTAAAAAACTTCGAGAGGAAATTTATCTGGCCGATGACAGCATCGATTTTGAAACCATCATGAATTCGAAATGGGCTGAACGAGAAAAACGCGCATTCGAAATTTACAACGCTGAAAAAACCATGAGTGATGATCTGATGATTTATCACTTTGCTGACTGGGTGATTAACGCATACAGAACCAAGTATTCGAATAATCAAAATCCAGCTTCTGCAAAACCTGCAGGTACAGGTAGTAAATCCCAGCAGCTTTCTGAAAAACAGATTCACACCTTCGCTTTAAAACTTTCACAGCATCCTGAGTTCTCAAGCAAGTTCTCTGAACCAGGAGAGTCGTACGACAAACTTGCAGCTCGTATCGCCGTAAAACTTGAAGATCCAGCTCAAGCCAAAAAATGGGAATCGTATTTGAAACAGGTTGGATTCAATGGAACGTTAGGAGCTGCAGCATGACGGATGCAGATCGTACCTACATGAATCTCATGATCTTCAAGACCATGGCATCAACCAAAGGACGTATCTCTGTAAAACAAATTCATGCAGCGATAGAACCAAATATGGGGATTTCAATTCGTAGCCTGCAACGTTACCTGAATGGCTTGGCGAGCTGGGGAATGATGATCAAGGATGGAGAAACACCACAAGGATTTATTCTCACTGATCATGCAAAGAATTTATTTAAGGACTTGGCCAACGGATGTGATGCATGAGCAGCATTTCACTTGCTGAATACAAAAAGCTTTACGGCAAAGGGCGGAAGACCACAGCTAAATCGAAATGTCAGCTCCGTGGTATGAAAGTTGAGAGTATTGGTGAGTCATTGTTAGCAGCACAGCTTAAAGCGCTCAAAATCGAATTTGAGAGAGAATTTAAGTTTCACCACAAACGTAAATGGAAAGCTGATTTTCATATTACCGGTAAAAAGATATTGGTTGAGGTTGAAGGCGGGATATGGAGTGGTGGGAGACATACAAGGGGTAAAGGCTACATTGGGGATATGGAGAAATATAACTCGGCAACAATGATGGGTTACCAAGTAATACGGTTTAGTACAGAACAAGTGATGTCAGGTTTAGCGGTTCAGCAAATTGAGAAGATGGTAGGGGATTTATAAGCATGGGTAACGCAGCAGTGAAGCAACACATTTTACAGTCGGTAGATTGGACACGTTTTGATTTAGAGGGGTGGTTACAACAGTTTGGGGCATGGTTATATACCAATACTGGTTCTAGCGGTCGTACTGTGAATCCTATCGCCGTGGCTATAGACAATGCGGTAAAGGCTAAGAAATCTAAAAAGCTCAATGCTGATCAACAGCTGCAGATTATTGCGGATTATCTTACTGGTGACTATGTACCGCCTAAACCACGTAAAACGAAAATCACTTGTGAAATTGATGACAATGAAGCTCGAGCAGTTCAGCGTTTAGTTCTAGATCTACAAGGGCAATCTGAAGTACTAGATGATTGGATGGATGCGATCATTAGTCGCTATTTCTATAGCAATTCATGGTCTGAGATGGTGACAGATGAACGCAGCCAGTTAGATGCTCGGATGGATGTGAAGTGTGGGTTGGCTGCGTTGCATAGTCGGTATGGGTTTATACTTTTGCATAAAAATAAATAAAATCGATAGTGAGTATTCAATTTATAGTCAGAGTATTAACTAATAGTTATAAAAAATTGTACTTTGTACATTAATGCTCTATGATTTAAAAGCTCTTTAGCTTTAGGACTTTTTGAGTCCGGTCGGGTGTTTAGCCAGACCCTAATTTATTGATTGTCATGGCGTTGCGAAAGTCGAGATACTTTCGCCACGCTCACGCTCGCAAAAGTATCTCGACTTTCGCTTCGTGTGAGTAAAGAGTTGTGGCTTTAAATTTATTTTAAAGCCACATTTATTTTATATGAGTAAAAAATGGATCTAATTTCAATTTTACAATTAAAGTTTTCTGGTCAACTTAAACTAGATATTCCAACATATCTATTAAAAGCACCAAGTAAGTATAAAATATATACAATTCCAAAAAGAAAGGGTGGTACAAGAGTTATCGCTCAGCCTGCCAAAGAAACCAAAATACTGCAAAAATTTGTAATAGATGAGTTGTACTCTAATTTCCCAATTCACCATGCAGCTATGGCTTATAGAAAAAAGCATAATACTAAAATGAATGCTTCTGTACATGTAGGCCAAAAATACCTTTTATCAATGGATTTTGAGAATTTTTTCCATTCGATTACTCCTGCTTTATTTTGGGAAGTTTATGAAAGATTAATAAAGCAGCCTGTATCACCTCTTGAAATGAGAAATTATCAAAATTTATTTTTTTGGAGACCCAAGAAACAAAGTGAAAAATTGCTTTTAAGTATTGGAGCTCCCAGTTCACCTTTTATTTCAAACTTTATTATGTATGAGTTTGATTGCTTCATTTATAATTATTGTGAAACTATAGGTGTTAAGTATACTAGGTATGCTGATGATTTGAGTTTTTCGACAAATAGAAAAGGTATTCTATTTCAAATCCCTAAGGTAGTTTCCGTTAACTTAAATGAGCTTTATAAAAATAGAATAAATATTAATTTAAATAAAACCAGTTTCAGCTCCAAAGCTCATAATAGACATGTTACAGGTATAACTTTAACTAACGAACAAAAGCTATCTATAGGCCGCTCAAAGAAAAGATATATAAAGCATTTAGTTCATAAACTCACTTTAGATGAATTATCGATTGAAGATAAAAACTACTTATGTGGTTTTCTGAACTATGTAAATTTTTTAGAACCTGATTTTATTTCGTCTCTAGAGCGAAAGTACTCTAAAGAAGTAATTTTAATGGCACGGAAAAAAAAATATGAATGATACTTCAAAGAGAAATTTAATCCACAATGCTAAAAATGGGCATCTTCCCTCAATTTTTTTATTATCTCAATTGGAAGATGAAAATTATAGCCAATACTACTTTCAAGAAGCTGTTTCTTTTTTGAATAATTCTTCTGAATTTAAATTTTATCTAGAAAATATAAATATTTTAAATTATAAGAAAATTACTGAATTGAGTTTGATCTTTGATAAAAATCTTACAGTCATTATAGGGGAAAATGGTGCAGGAAAAACATCTATACTTGAAGGTATATTTAAGAATTTATCAGTAATTATAAATAATATTATGAAGGTGGATGTTAATGGTCTTCTACTAACTGATGCAGAAGTAAATAATAATATTAATAACACTGTAGAAGCTGGAGTTGAAAATTATTGTGAGTTTTCTTGTAATTTTAGATATGGGAATAATTCCAAGTTAGAGGGGTCTTTAGTAAGAAAAACTAAAGGTTCAAATAGTAAAAAGAAAAGTAAATATGATGATTATAAAATGTATGGATCTATCTGGAGGGAAGTAAATTCTATCCAATCAGTAAATTTACCTTTATTTTCTTTTTATGGCGTTGATAGAATTTCTTTAGATAGAAAAAAGTTAAATGAAAAAAATGTAAAGAATTTAAATAGGTTTGATGCTTATAATTTAAGCATGAATGGAAGCTCAAGTTTTAATGATCTCCTGCAATGGTTAATACAGAGTATGAAGAAAAAAACTGGGTTTGATAATTATAAAAAACTACATAATCAAATTGTTGCCTTAAAAGAAATGTCTTTGGATAGAGATGATCCTCTACATAAAATTTTAAAAGATAAAATAAATGAGTATGAAGCTTTTTCATTTTATGAAAAAAAGGATGATAGTGTTAATATTATTGAAAATCTTTTTAAAGAAATATATGCCGACTTCAGTGAAATTATACTTGATATGAGTTCTGGCAACGATGAGATTTTACTTGACTTCAGTGGTCGTAAGGTAAATATAAAACAATTGTCTGACGGGCAACGTGTATATTTGGGTTTGATAGCAGACATTGCTTACAAAATGATTTTATTAAATCCAAATTTAACAAATCCATTACATGGGCATGGCATAGTTTTGATAGATGAAGTTGAACTTCATTTACATCCAATGTGGCAACAACAATCTATTATAACTCTGCAAAAAATATTTCCTAATGTGCAGTTCATAATAACAACTCACAGCCCTCATGTATTATCAACCGTCGATAAAAATTCTATTAAAATTTTAACCAATAATTTAGTTGTTCATAGTCCTTCTTTACAAACTAAAGGTGTAATTAGTTCGGATGTTTTAGAACGAATAATGGGCACATCTGCTACTCCCCCTATCAGAGAAGCTATTTTACTTCAGGATTTATCAAGTTTAATTGATCAAAATGAATATGAATCACTAGAAGCTGCAAAATATTTTAACGAGTTAGTTGAACATTTTGGAAAAAATCATCCAGAAATTTTTAAAATTAAATCAAAAATTGAATTAATGAAGTTAAAAAGTAATTTCAAAAATGGTATAGGTAAATGAAGTATATTTTAAGAACGGAAGGTCCTGAATGTCTAAAAACGTATAAGATAGGAAGTGATAATTGGAGGAGTGTTTCACCAGAGCATAAGCAAGTTATAAGAGATTATTTAAAGCAGATGCAAGGTGAGTTTTGTGCATATTGCGAGTCAAGTTTAGATACATCTAGACATATAGAGCATTTCGCAAATAAAGATCAATTCCCTAAAATGACTTTTTCATGGATGAATTTATTTTTATCTTGCGGAAGCAATATACATTGCGGCCATTATAAAGATAGTAATAAGGCTCCAAAATATAATTATCTTGATCTTATAAAACCAGATCAAGAATCTTCAAGTAATTTTTTTATTTTTAATTCTAATGGAAGAGTTTCTATTTTGGAAAAAATAAATAAAAAAGATATGCGGAAAGCAAGTATTTCATTAGACGTTTTTAATTTAAATGAAACTGATTTAGTAAATAGAAGATATAGTGTTTTAGCAGCAGTTGAGAGTATTGTAAAATATATATATTCACTTCAAGATACTATTGAGATACAAGAGTTGATTTCCTATTATACAACTGAATATACTGATAGTGAGTTTTCAGCAGCGAAATTGCAATTACTACTACCCAGATAAATATTACTCCCTAAACGTCTCATTCAAAGCCTGTTGCACTGCATCCACACGTGATTTACAGGTTTTGTAAGCAGACATAGACTCTTCAACAATCTTCATCAAATTATCAATATCAGGCTCTTCCTGGGACTCAAGCAATTCAGCATTCTTCTTAAGAACTTCATAGCCTTCTTTAAATGTTAATTCTTTTTTAGTCATTGCTTAATACCTGGGTCACATTGGCTTCGATGGTACCATCCTGTAATTCTACCTGGATGCTGTCACCTGAAATTTGTTGGATGGAACGAATGGCTTTGCCTTGGCTACGAACAATACCGTAACCTTTGGCCATCACATTTCGTGGATTCTGTAAGAGTGTTTCACGCATCAATGATTCAACCTGATTTGAGGCAAGTTTGATTTGTTGCTGTGCTAAGTACTGTAAGGTGCCTTTCATTAAATCCAGGCTTTTATTGGCTTCATTGATCTGGCCATGAGCAAGTGTCTTAATCACTCGAATATATTGGTCATTTTGGCTTTGATACGCCGTGATCTGGTGCTGGGATAAAAGCTTGATCGTTTGCAGAGAATCCAGTACCTCCTGAGTTCGTTCCACAATAAGATTACGAATCCCTCCAATGACTTTACTTGGTGTATCAAAGGAACGGTGAGCCACTTCATCTAGAATGGTTCGGTCTTTTTCATGGCCAATACCCACCCAGATCGGAACTGAACGTTTGCAGAGTAGGGCAGCTAAATCATAGTCATTCAAATAAGCCAGATCATTTACAGCACCGCCACCACGAATAATGACGATTAGATCTGGTGCTGCATCAAAATCTTTAGCCCACTGGCGTAAACCATCACCCAGTGAACTAATGATTGAAACTGCAGCAGTGTTTCCTTGAAAGGTCGCGGTGTGATAAACAAAATGACAAACACCGGCTTTATCTAAAGCATCGGCATCTTTCTTGAAGTCACCAAGACCTGCAGCATTTTCAGGGGCAATCACCAGGACATTTTGAATGTCGAAAGGAGTGGGGAGGAGCTTATTTTTATTGACCAAGCCTTCAGAGGTTAAACGCTCTAATATCTGTTGATAACGCCGTGCAATGTCTCCTAAGGTATAACTCGAATCGATATCTTCAATATTGACTGAGAAACCGTATTGAGGACTGAAAGTAGCTTTAACTTTAATAAGAACGTTTAGATCTCGAGATAATTCGATACCACTTTCACGCTCAAACTTTAAAACCATTTTTGCTGCAGAGAACTTCCAGATCGTTGCTTTACAACTGGCAATTACTTTATCGGTATCTTCTTCTTTTTCAGCTAGCTCTAAATAATAGTGGCCGCCTTTGATACTTAAGTTACGGATTTCAGCTTTCACCCAGACTGGTTTATCAAAAGTTATTTTGATAACTTCTTGAACCGTTGCAAGGTATTCACTTAAAGAAAGCTGAAAGTCAGGCATGGAAGACGGGATTTCTAAAATTATTAATGAAAATAGTATATAACCAGGGAATTAAAGGCAATGTAGAGATATTGACCTTGCGCAAGGGATATGGCATATTTCAGCTATAGTGATCGAAGTGTACGTTAAAGCACTAGATTGATTTGAAAGCTCGCCAAATGGTGGGCTTTTTTGTTTATTGCTCTTCGCAATTAGAATTAACGATTAAGTACATTTCTTGAATACTACAGGGGCGTAGGGTCATTTATTTTTAATAGTCTGATGTCGCTAATAGGCAATGAAATGATTCAGGAGATATTCTGCTTTATATATGATGAAGCTTTAAAAGAGTATGAGTCGTCTGAATACCATATAGTCAATAAGTTAAAATTTCTTACCATAGCTCTTCGATTATTTGCTGAGATCAAGGGGGAAGATGCCTGTATCGAAATTAGGACCTTGGCTGTAATATTCAACTTTCGATTAGATTCCCGAACTTTTTGGGTCTGTGAAATGCCAGAAATAGAAGAAAAATTATTATTTATTGAGTATTTATCTACTGAAATAAATAGATATTAAAGCTCATCGAAAGGTGGGCTTTTTTAATCTCTATTTTCAAATTTAAAACGATATTTAGTGGTTACATAAAATGTAAGAAAATATTAGGTATTTTCCCAGCATTAACTCACAATAGGTTTTCCTTATAAAATTTACAGTTCTAGAGAAAAAAGAATGCCCATAAATAACTATTTACCCGCTCTAGAACAAGTTTATGAATTTTTAAAAGAAAGACCTGATTTCATAAGTCAGAGTAAATTTGAGAAATCTGTAGAGTATTTTAAAACTCTACATGAAGGGGATCCTGAGGAATTTAAATTCGAAGCACCGCATAATCTGTATGGCAAATTTGGTCCTAATCGAACATTAAGCTTAAGACTTGCACCAGATTTTGACAATAAATCTAATTTCATTAAATGGGTATATTCACAACTTAATGATCAATTTTAAGATAGCTATGTAAAGCTCAGTAAAAAGGTAAGTTTTTATGGCGGCTCCCTTTATTCTTAGTGGTTTAAATTGAATACCGCCACCAGATAATTGAATTAGTATGAATTATTGTTGGTATAGTGATCCGTTACTAGGACACTTCTAATATGAATGATACTTATAGATATTTATATACGCATATAAGTATATTTGGATCTTTACCAACGCATAAAGTGTTTGTGAGCAATACCAGCAATAAGTCGAAATTAATTTTTGCTGATAATACTTTTATTTATGGTTTAGTTTCTGATTGGACTCTAAGAAATTCAGATTTTGGGAGTGATAAGGTTACCTGGATAGAAGAGCCTAAATCCTATTTGGAAAATGAAAAAAAGAAGTTAGCTTTATATAAGTCTACTCACCCTCTATTTATAACAGAGTCAGCAATTTGATAGATTTAATTAAATTTTATAACTAATTAAGATTTTTTTTTAGATTTAAATATCAAGAAAAGCTCGGTCACTGATCGGGCTTTTAATGTTTGGTAAAATTATAAATTTTTATGCTATTGATACTTTCTCTATACTGAATTATAACTAAAACCAATAACAACGTAACAATTGGTCAGCACATGGAAGGGAACAGAACTATTGTTTTAATTGGTATATTTTTAATATGCCTATGCTTTCTATGCAGTTACGTTTATTTAGATTTAAAGGCAAAAAAATCAGAAAGAATAAAACAATTGATACAGGAAGCCGAATTTTCTTTATCCAATGTTAATAAAGATAACTAAGTGAGGCTGGGTAGTGATAGAAATCTCTGTCATTAGGTTGTCTATTACAACTTTATAACTATGGCTTATATCACAAAAAAAATTATTATTGTGATGAGTTTAAAATATTTTACCTAAAACCTGTATTTTGAGACACTTCATGATTCAAAGTTAACAGAGTAAAAAAACTGATATTCTTATAATTTAGGTTGAAAAAAATAAGAATCAGGTAATAGAAATGTCTAAGACTTTCATCTTAAAAGAAGTAAAAGCCAAAAGTCGTTGTGGTATGAAAATAGTGGTAGAGCAGGTATTTGAAAAGGTTTTTCATGAGCATAAAAGAAAACCTGTATGTGTACCTTTACCTAAAATAGTGATTAATGAAAAGGTGATTGGTCTAGATGATGAAAATACTTTTGTCCATCCTAGAACATATAAAGAGTTCAGGGTGACAGGAGAGGAAGTCATTTTTAAATCAAAATTTCCATATCTTAAAAAGAAAAATAACTCAAAGTAAACAAGTGAAAACAGTTTCTACGCATTCTTTATACTTTTTTATCGAAATTGAGGTGCTATATTTTTATTACTCCAAGAAGTTAAAGCAGTAAAAATAACTAAATGGTAAAGCAAATACTGGCCCGCCTAATTCCCCCGATTAAGCGGGCTTTTTATTGCTAGGAGAAAAGTCATGCCCAGTTTCAAAAGTTTGCTAATTAGCTAAAGACTGTTTGAGCAAACACGTTTAGCTCCCACGAAAGAGGATACAACCCATGCAGTTTATCGAGCATGAATAGGATATGTAGGAAAGTGAAATCAGAATTGGGAGTGATGCCCCGCCTTAAAATGACAACGAAACCGAAAATTGATTAGTACTGTGCCTATTCAGGGGCAATCAAAGTAGGTAGTAGCTATGGACCACAGCATAGAACTTCTGTGGTGATCAATTCAAAATCAGATCAGTTGTGAATTATACGTGATATTTATCAAAAAATTACGAAATAAACTGATTGATTGAATAGCAAATATCGAGTAATTTTTCCATTAGGTTAGATGAGATTGTAGACCATCTAACTAAGCGAAACGATTGACACTCGGAAAGACGAGGATTATCACAAATGCTCACAGAAATGTGAGCATTCTTAATGCCCCGAGAAATGTTTTTTGTGTAAGCAATATCGGGGCTCCTATGGTGGCTTTCTTTATTCCTGGTGGTTTGTATTGAACGCCGCCTCCAGATATAGCAATGAAAGCTTGATCACTGATTGTGCTTTTTTAATGTGAATATTTTTGTAATTTTTTGCCAATGAGTGGAAAAGAATTTTATATAAAATACGCGCAGAATCTATCGCTGTAGTTTCTGGTTTTTAGTTTTGCCTCCCACCCTCGGGAGGTATTTTTTTGTCAAGAGAAAAGCCATGCTCCACTTTTTAATGTGCTTATTTAGCTTTCACGGTGCAACCGAGATTGAATACACGAATGATTGTAAAGAAATCAAGGTATGTCGGGATTGTTTGAAAGAAGTTAAGTGATTATTTGTTAGGCAAAAAAATAGATCTACTAAACAAATAATTACATTCTTATAGGTAAATCCTTTGCTAGGATGTTTACACAAAACAAAAAGATAGATTGTTGTATATAGCGTGGACCGCCTGTTTAGCTTGGGAGAGTTAAACAGGTTTTTTTTAAATCTCAATATTTTAAGAAGTGTATTAACATTGTTGATATGACTAGGCTCCTCTAAGCCTACCTGGGTATGATCCTGCTTTTATATGTTAAAGATAGAAACTTATGAAAATTATTTATAATGTGTCACTTATTATTGCCGCAGTGACTTTGACTGCTTGTGCAGGTACTCCCGATACAGAAGTTGTTCACAAGCCTGAGATGATGAAAAAATGCGTGCCTGAAAGTGCAGCAAAATTAGCACGTACGACATTATCGAGTGAAGCTGATATCAAATCAAAAACAAATTCTGAGGTTGTTAGACTGGTTGCACCGGGTCAACCTATAACTAAGGATTATCATCCAGGACGAGTCACTGTAATTGCTGATCCACAAACTCAAACAATTCTTAAGGCATTTTGTGGTTAAAAACTGAAAAGCAATAACGTACAGAACCTCCTTCGGGAGGTTTTTTAATACGAATAGGAAATACAAAAAGCCTATCAACTAGATAGGCTCTTCTTACTAATCAAAATATTGAGCTATGATTTATTTTTTATCAGTATTTTCTTTTTGATCATGCTGCTCTTTAGTAGGAGCTGTTTCATTTTGATTAGGCTTGTCTTGAGCAGGCTTTTGCGCTTGGTCATTTGATGTAGGTTTGTTTTGGGTTGCGTTATTTGAAAATTGATTAAAAGAAGCTTTTTGAGCGGTATTTGTATTAACTAACATAATTTTCTCAATTTTGGTTGTCGAAGATTCGACCTAGTAAGAGTGACATAGTGGAAGCACTTACAGTGAGATGATTTAGAGAGGCAAGTGTAGATATATGTAGGATTTAAATGTTTATATCTTATTTATATTTCAAAGGTTTTTATAATAAACTCGTCGCCAGATTGATCTATATCACTATTTAAATAGTCAAGGTATTTAATTTATATCTTCTCGATACCTTGCTGATACAAGGAGTGTATATGGACGAAAAAGAATATTTCTGGAAAACCAAGAAACGCCCACATAAATCTAAACCACGCACCAAACCTTTACCGAAGGCTAAAGAAAAATACTTAGAAGCAGAAGAAACACTATTCCAAGAGTTAGAAGAACATGCCATTGGTTATGAACGTAAGTTTCAATTTGAATCAACCAAAAATTGGCGTTTCGATTTTTATGTTGTGAGGCTGAGGCTTCTGATTGAAATCGTTGGTAGTCCATGGTCAGTTGGTCGTGGTGGGAAAAAGATAGCAAACTCATTTAACAAGTATGATCTTGCCGAAGAGATGGGTTACACATTTGTGCGTTTTGAGCCTCATCAAATTGAATCTGGTTATGCAATTAATTGGATTCAGAATCAGTTAGAGAGATTAGAAGATGGAACAGATCAGACCATTTCCCCCAACGGATCTAATTGACCGAGCAGAAGAACAAGAAGCTATTTTGCTTGCACCCGCCGTGGATCTAAAAGAATGGGTAGTAAAAAACTGGCTAACCATTGGTGGTGAACTTCATAACCCTGATCATGACCATATTGCCGAGTTGCTGCATGACAATGAAGAGTTCCTTGCATTCGCTTGGGCATCATCAGCATGTGTGGCTAAAAAGCGTATGGTACTGGGTCAATGTGAAAAAGTTATGTTTAACCAAGGTGGTTGGAAGAAAGCACGCCAAGAACAACAGATGCGGGATTGGTTTGGATTTGTACCTCAATACTTAATAACTGTAGATGCGGCATTTTGTGAACAGACTTCAGATCTTGAATTTTGTCGTTTGATTGAACATGAGCTTTATCACATCGGCGTTGAACGCGATGCAGATGGCGAAATTATCTATAGCGATATGACTGGGCTACCTAAGCATTACTTGGCTGGCCACGATGTCGAAGTGTTCTTTGGCGAGACAAAACGATGGGGTGCGGATGAGTCAGTAAAACGACTTTTGGAAATTGCCAAGAATGCCCCGTTTGTATCTGAAACTAATATTGCTGCATGTTGTGGGAACTGTGTCATCGGCTAAATTTTTTTGCCTATCTTGCTATACGTAGCTATACAAAGAGGTGTTTATGGCAGCACTAAAAGAGCCTGTAAAAATGTTTATAGTTCAGTCTCTTGCTTGCTTTGAAACCCCTCAACAAGTAGTAGAAGCTGTAAAGCAAGAATATAAGATTGAAATTACAAGGCAGCAGGTTGCGCTTTATGATCCTACGAAAGTTGCTGGGCGTAATCTAAGTAAAAAACTAAAGGACTTATTTGAGCGAACACGCAAAGACTTCCGTGAAAATGTTGAGGATATTGCGATTGCGAATAAGGCTTTCCGGTTGATGGAACTTCAAAAGATGTATGAAGATTCTGGAAAAAATAAACGGACAAAACAAAATCTGCTGAAACAGGCATTCCAAGAAACTGATGGTCGTGTGACTAAGCAAGAAATTACCGGTAAAGACGGTAAACCTATTGAAACAGTAAGTTCAAACGTGCCGACTGAAAGCTACCTGAAGGCAAGGGAGCGGGTTTTAGATGAGTATTGATCCAGCACGTGAATTGGCAATACAACTTGAGGCTCAGGAAGATCTGTATTTCTTTTCGCGCTATATGTTTAAAGAACGTCGTAAGTATAAATGGCTGCATAACTGGCACCATCGAGTAATTTGTGATGAATTAATGAAGGTGTTTCAAGGTGAAACCAAGCGTCTAATCATTAACGTTCCACCGCGGTACTCTAAAACAGAACTGGCTGTAATTAATTTTATGGCTTGGTGCTTTGGCAAGGTGCCTGACAGTGAATTTATTCATGTTAGTTACTCAGCTACGCTTGCAGCAAATAATGCTTTCCAGACACGTAACCTAGTACAAGAAGAGGCTTATAAGCGCGTATTTCCTGATTTTGCACTACGTGATGACAGTAAGGCCAAAGATGATTGGCGTACTGCAAAGGGTGGTGTCTGCTATTCACAAGGTACTGGCGGTACCATTACAGGTTTTGGTGCTGGTAAATTTCGCGATTCATTTGGCGGGGCAATCATTATCGATGACCCACATAAGGCCAGTGAAGCTCGTTCTGATACGGTTCGTAAAGGTGTAATTGAGTGGTTTCAGAATACATTGGAATCACGTACCAATTCACCAGATACACCCATCATTGTCATTATGCAGCGTTTGCATGAGGAGGATTTGGCGGGTTGGTTGCTTGATGGCGGTAATGGTGAAGAATGGGAGCATTTAGAGCTTTCAGCTATTCAACCAGATGGATCTGCATTATGGCCAGCAAAGCATAGTATTGAAGTACTTGAGAGAATGGAGTTAGCAGCGCCGTATGTTTTCTCAGGGCAATACCTACAAAGACCATCACCACCAGCCGGTGGTTTTTTTAAGCCTGACAATATTCAAATTGTAGATGCATTACCTGCAGACATCACTCATCAAGTGCGTGCATGGGATTTAGCATCTTCCGAAAATGAAGGTGATTTCACTGCTGGTGTAAAAGCAGCTAAAGGGCGAGACGGTTATATCTATCTCGTGGATGTGCAGCGTGCGCAACTTGGGCCAGATGGTGTTGAAAAGCGTATCAAGCAAACTGCTGAGTTGGATGGTAAGTCTGTAGCAATTCGATTACCTCAAGATCCGGGACAAGCCGGTAAAGCTCAAGCGAAAAATTTCATTACCAAGTTATCTGGTTTCAATGTAAAAGCTGAAACTGTCTCAGGCGACAAGGTCACACGTTCGCAACCTTTTGCGGCTCAAGTCAACGTAGGAAACGTGAAAATGCTACGTGGTGACTGGAATAAACCATTTGTTGAGGAATTACGAAACTTTCCAAACGGTAAATATGATGACCAAGTGGATGCTGGCAGCGATGCATTTAATGAACTAAACGAAGCACGAGTTGGCAAAAAACCTGCAGGTGCGGGTAGTCGAACTTATTGATAAGGAATACACATGGCAAAGTCTAAAAAAGACAAAGCGTCAAAGAAGGCTTTGTCTCGTGGGAACTTATACACTCAAGAAGCTGTCACTCAGTTTCTGGTGAATTTTGGTAAGCAGCCTGATACGGATGAAGTACTTCGTAAGGCAGGCATTACCCGTCATAAATTGCGAGTACTGCTTGATGATGACGAGATTGCTCAGACAGTTGAAACACGGGTTGATGCGCTGTTAGCAACGCCATTGAGAATTGAGCCGAGCGATACCAAAGAAGCTGAAATGCTGAATTTGGTTCTGAAAGAATGGTTTCATGAAATTGCTAGTGGTGCCATAAATGCACTGTTCTTCGGTTACTCTGTTCAAGAAGCTGTATATGAGTTGAAGCCAGAAGGTTATGTGGGTCTTCAGTGGATCGGTGAAAAGCCAATGCAGTGGTTTGAACCTAAAAATGATGGACGTTTGATATACCGACAAGATGGTCATAACGTAGAACGAGAAGTTGATCAGGTATTTAAGTTCTTCTTGACCCGCCGTAAAGCTTCATTTGAGCAGCCATACGGTAAAGCATTGTTGGCCACACTGTATTGGCTATTCTTTTTTAAGCAAAACGGTTTCAAGTTCTGGGCTAAATTCTTGGAACGTTTTGGAACTCCGATCTTACTGGGTAAGTGTAAAGACACTGAAACTGATGATATGAGTAGAGCGTTGTTAAATGCTCATGCTCAGAGTGTTTTATCAATTGATATAGAAGATGATGTACAAATTCTTTCTGCACCAGGAACAAATGGATCAGCCGGGGCAGCTTTTGAAGCATTCAATGATCAGCTAATTCGCCAGATTCAAAAGGTCGTATTAGGGCAGACGCTCACTAGTGGTACCGATGGAACTGGTAGCCGGGCACTAGGACAGGTACATGAAAATGTAAGAATGGATAAGCTTAAATCTGATATTAGGCTTGTCACACCAACTTTACAGGCCGTAGTCAATGCTCTATGCGCTTTGAATGGTTGGGGAGATTATGAAGTGATGCTTGGTGAAAAGCCTAAACCGCTTAATAAGGATCAGGCTGAACGAGATGCTCATCTTAAAAATGCCGGAGCCAACCTTACTCCACAATATTTTCAGCGTGAATATGGACTGCAGGATGGTGATATTGCTGAGTCCCCTCAATTGCCTACCAATACCCAATTCACCGCATTGCCAAGGCAAGCATTCAGCTTTAAAGCCTCTATCAACAAGTTATCTGCGGCACAGCAGGAAGTTGAAGAATTGACGGACGGGCAGGGTGATTTGCAGTTATTGAAGTCGGAACAGGTTAAACAACTGGTCGGTGAATCGGACAGTCCCGAAGCTCTGGCTTTTAATTTGATGCAATTAATACCAGGTGCAACACAGTCTCAATTTACGGCTAATTTAGATCAGGCTTTGTATGCTGCGGATGTGCTGGGTTATGCCACTTCAAGTAAAGGTGAGTAGTTATGCAGCCAGTCACATTCCTTGAAGCCCTAGAATACGCTCACAACAAAAAGATCGTGCTGCCAGATGAATTCTACTCAATGGATCTAAAGACTCGGCAGATGGCGACTACGGTTAGCTTTTTATCGAGTCTTGAGCAGATTGAAACAGTTATTAAGGCCGTGAATAAATCCATTGCTGACGGTGGAACTTTTAATGACTTTCAAAAGTTAATTGAAGAATCTGAAATCATTCTGCCTAAGCATTACCTGGACAATGTATTTCGTACCAATATCCAGAATGCTTACGGTCATGGTCGATGGCAACAGCAGCAACGGAATAAGGCTAAACGTCCTTATCTCATGTATTCAGCTATCAATGATAGTCGTGTACGTCCTGCTCATTTGGATTTGAATCGTATTGTATTGCCGATTGATCACCCTTTCTGGCTGACTCACTACCCACCATTAGGGTTTCGTTGTCGCTGTACAGTGATTGCTTTAACTGAAAAAGAAGCATTGAAATATGGCATTACACCTGATGATAAGTTGCCAGAAGTGGCTGAAGCTTTGGATTGGAGTTCTCATCCTTTGCAGTTTGGTGAACTGGAAGAACTGGTTGATAAAAAGATTAGTGCTTCATCACTTGATAAAGAGTACTTGCTTGAGCAGAAACAGGTCATTAAGGCCGAATGGACTGCATCCAAAAAGCTGACCAGTTTGTTTGCGCCTATGGATGATAAGACTCGGGACCTATTTGACACGGTGGCCAATACGGTTATTCCGCTTGATCCAAGCATTAGACCAAGTGCCATACGAACTTTCTTAGACTATGTTCAAGGCAATGATTCAGCATTAACCAGTTACCTCAATTCAGCTACAAGCTCACTGGCTGACGATGTTTTGAAGCGATGGTTAGTTGATGACATGAAAGCTATTCAAGCCGTGGCAAGTAATACAGCTTCAACCGTGGTGGGTGCAGCAACTTTTAATCAAGTTGCTGCATATCAAGTTGGTCAAATTGTTCAGCTTAATTCGCCATTATTGATGAGTGATACAGCTTCAGACATTGTGATCAAGGTTGAGAATGCAAAGGGCTTAGGTATTGATCTGAATGAATTGAAGGTCGGTACTGGTGTTTTATTTCCAATTGGACTGTCTTTTGAAGTTGTTTCGATTGAAGTGGTCGAAGGGCAGATGGTTTATACATTGAAGACATTGGTGAATTAAATGAAGCTTATTTTAAAAAATGGAATGAGTGTCCTGTATAAAAATGGCATGTCATTAACTGGATTAAACATCGATTCAATTGTTGCAGAATCAAAAGAGGATCGAGCAGATCTTCGAATGCTTCTGATGGGGGCTTTAAAAGTAGATGAAGACGGTTGTCATCAATTAGGTCGTGGTTTTGGTTCAAATGCTTTAGCGACAAATCCAGATGTATCAAATGGAAGTCGAGCGCTAGGTAATGAGGCCTCCAAGGTAAAGCTATCGGAACTACTTACAAACTGTGCTCTTGATACGAAGATAGAGGTCATTAATGCGTTGAGTGCTGTAGTGAATATCGATGGGCATTTTGATGCAAAGTGTGCAGCAAGAGAGAAGCTTAGCCTGTTAATTCAAAAACTTTAAATAATTCTGAAATTTAGACCGCCTTAATTGGCGGTTTTTTTATGGAGCATGGAAATGCCAGATCCAAATGAAAAGCAAAAAAAGGAGCAAGATCAGTTTTGCTTCCAATTAGGTCAAGTCAGTGTAGACAAGCCTGAAGATGGAAAAAAGAAACGCACCTTCTCGGGTATTGCTTATAGCGGTGAGGCGATTACAGATCATTGGTATTGGGACAAGGTTGTATTTGATCTTGATTCAATTCAAATCAAAGGTCGTATTCCTGCACTACTTGAACATCGAACCAGTCAGCGTGCTGGAGCAATCAACTCTCATTCCGTCAGTCATGCCGAAGGTCTGAAAATTGAAGGTAATTTACTTTCAAATGAGTTTGGCACACAGGTTGCTCAAGACTCTGATGATGATTTTCCATGGCAGATGTCAGTTCGAATCTATCCAACCACAGTTGAAGAGGTCAAGGAAGGCTCGGTAATTGTGAATGGCCGAACCTTCCAAGCGCCTGTTGCGGTTTTCCGTGGTGGTCGTATTCGTGAAGTGTCTTTCTGTGCCTTAGGTGCAGATGATAATACAAACGCCGTGGCTGCCAGTCACTCTCCAAAAAACTTTAATCAACCAGAGGACACAAATGTGACCGAATTAGAGCAGGCGCAAGCCAAGGCGAAAGCATTGCAAGATCAAGTTGATGCTTTGACCGAACAAAACAAACAATTTGCAGCTACAAAACGTGAAGCTGAAATCACTGCATTGGGTAAAGACCTAGGCAAAGAATTCAGTGCTGAAGATATTGTGGAAATGAAGAATCTTGATGATTCTGCTTTTGCATTCTCCGCTAAGCATTTGCGTCAGTTTGCAGCAACTAAGCCGACAGAGCAGAAAGCACCAGCCGTGCCTCCTGGATTTGCACATTTGTTTGGTCATCAAGCAGTAGGTGGTGAGGGTGATCAAGCCCCACAAGGATCAGCTTTAGACCAAGCTTTCGCTAAATTTGCTGCAGCACAGCAACAAGGAGCTAAATCATGAGCCAATTATTAACAGGCACGATTGAAAACAAACAACTAGTTGTTGGTGATGGTACTCGCACCGAAAATGCCAAAGTAAAAACCGCTACTGCGTACAAGCGCGGGGATTTGCTAAACATTGGTGCAAATAATGTGGCTGATCACCCAAGCGTTACTACAGGTGTGGTTGGCGATTGGAACGCGATTGCTTTAGCAGATTTTACTGCTGAGCAAGCTACCTACCATGCTGCAAATAATCTTGAAATGCCGATCTATGTACAAGGTGCATTTGATATTGCAGTTGTTACTGTGAATGGGGTTGCACTAACCACTGCTCAATATGATGCAGTACGTGCACAGGCATTGGTCAATAAAATCGAACTTCGTAAAGTTGTGGGGAACTAAGACATGAGTCAAACTTTTACATTTCAAAATGCACCCGTTGAATTGCTGGATGTGCCACAACTGGTGCTGCTGACCGATACCACCCAGAAGGTTGATACCTGGTTAATGGATCGCTTTTTCCCTCAGCGCGTGTCCTACACTAAAAAAGAAGTTCCTGTTGGTGAGTTGAATACAGCGACTCCACTTGCACCGTTTGTAACTCCAACTGCCGCGGGTCGACAGATTAAAGTGGGTGAGTCTGGCAACGTGAAATTCGTAAAGCCGGCTTACTTAAAACCAATGATGACTGTTATGCCAAGTGAAGTGCAGAACACAGCACTTATTGCACGCTTACGTCAATTTGGGGTAATTGCAACTGGTTCAAATCGTTTGTCTGATGCAGATCTGTTGTTAATTGATCAGGCTCAAAAAGCTTTGTATCTGCGTCAGTCAATTGAAAACCGGAAGCTACTAATTACGCGTGACGTGCTTCTATACGGTAAAACCACTTTTGCTTCAGCTGACTTCCCGATGTATGAAGTGGATTATGAGCGTAATCCAGCGTGTAACTACGCACCATTAATCAAATGGGGACAATTTGGCGCTACACCTGTTAAAGATATTCAATCAATGATTGACTTATCTATTGAACATTCTGGTACATCACCAATCATGGCTTTAACTACATCTAAGGTGTACAACACACTGATTAAAGATCCAGAGTTCAAAGAAAAATTCATTGCCCCATATGCAGGTATTAGCGTTCCACTGACTCCAACTTTCGACCAGGCCGACAAGCCTCAATTCCGTGGCACAGTGGACAATATTGAAATCTGGACTTATGACGTCAGTCACAATATGGGTGGCACATCTGATCGTTTTATCCCTGAAGACTTCTTTGGTCTTGTTTCGGATGCTAATGGATGGATCGCACATTGTGCATTGCAAAATGTTGAAGCGTTTGGCCAGGCTTTAGAATTCTATTTGGGCCAGTGGCAAGAAAAGAACCCTTCAAGCATTCAATTGCTTGCCGAATCTTCTCCACTTGCTGTTCCGAATAACAAAAACGGTTTAGTCGGCGGTCGCGGATTCGTTTAAGGAGAAATACATGCCAAAGTACATTGCAAAACAATCGATTGGACACTTTCGTCCAGGTCAGGAAATAGAAGGGCTTGAAGCTAAACAACTTCAGGCCCTTTTAGCATCTGGAGCTATTGAAGAATATCAAGAGCCGGAAGATGTTAAAGAGGATGGCACCGCTGCACGTTTAGCTGAGCTTGAAAAGGCTAATGCCGAGCTGACGGCAGCGAACAAGCTGTTGACTGACGAAAAGGTCAAATCAGATCAGATTAATGCTGAACTCAAAGCCAAGCTAGCTGAGCTTGAAAAGGCGAAACCTGCTGCAAAACCTAAAGCAGATTCAAAACCTGCAGATGAAACCAAGTAGGTGATCTATGTATGCGACTAAAGCTGATTTAGTCGCTCGATTTGGTGAAAACGTACTTAGTCTTGCACTCATGTTTCCCGCTGATGTTTCAGATCCATTAGAAACAGCATTGCAAGATGCCTGTGAAGAAGTGGATGGATATCTAGCAGTACGCTACCCATTACCCCTGCCAAATGTGCCTAACAATTTGAAGCGAATAGTGTGTGAAATTGCTCGCTATAAACTTTATTTCGAAGAGGCGCCCGAAGCTACCGAAGTCCGTTACAGGATGGCGATAGATTTCTTAAAGGGTGTGCGTGATGGCAAAAATTCATTGGCAATTCTAGATTCAAACTACCAAATCAGCGATGACCAACCCAAAGGCAGACCCTCTACCGCACCAATCGGTACAAGTTATACCGGTGGTGTCTTTGGTGATGCCACTTTAGACCTGATGCCTAGCATGAAGTGAGGTGTTTATGGCTTTTGCAATAACCATTGAAGCGGATAGTTCACCTATTGAAGCTGTACTTAAACAATTAGGCAACTTTGATGCATTAAAAGGCCAGTTGTTTGATGAGATTGGTGCAGGACTGGCAAACAGTGTGCATCATCGTTTTTTAACTGGTACTGATGTTGATGGTAATCCATGGAAGATATCTTGGCGCGCTCGTATGCAAGGCGGTGAAACGCTACGTGATACAGGTCGCTTGATGAATTCCTACACGCACAATGTCTTAGTTAATGGTGTTGAGGTGGGTACAGATGTTGTGTACGCACCTCATCTACATTTTGGCGCAACTATTCTACCCAAGAATGGTCAATACATTACTTTTGCAGTCGGGGGGCAGTATCGCAAGGTCAAGCAGTCGGTTTTACCACCTCGAACACAACTCGGCATGAATGCGGAAGATGAAGCCATGGTTTTGGATATTGTTGGGAGTTTTATAGATGAGCACATTCTTCGCAGTGCGTGATGAAATTGCAGAAAAACTGAAAGAGATTCCAGAATTTCTAAGAATTTACACACCACTTAACTCAGTCAGCGTGACTGGGATGTCACAGATTACACCATCAGCTCACGTCAACTTTGTTCGTATCGATAAAAAATCCAGTGTTGGTAAGGGTGCTATGAACCAGATCGGCCAGCAATGGGCGGTCACAGTTGCCTGTCGCAATGCTCAATCACAGATGACAGATGGACGAGCTGTAAGTGATGAGGCGGGCCTTTTAACTGAAAAGGTTATTGAACTGCTTTCAGGTTGGAAGCCTGAAGGATCACGTAAAGAATTGGAATTTATCTCAGTTCGGGATGGTTACAGTCCCGGCTTTGCTTACATCACTATTATTTTCGAATCTCAAAAATTCATTTAGGAGCCAGTTATGGCGAAACAATACAAGGCAACTCAGCCTGTCGGCCGCTTTAAAAAAGGCGATGTAGTCGGTGGGCTAGATGATGCTCAAATTAAAAAATTAGCTGCAGAAGGTGTAATTCAGGAAGTGCCTGAAGCTAAAGCCGCTGCTCCAGCCAAGAAAACCACAGGGGATGAAAAGTAATGGCTAAAAAGAACTATATTTCTCTGCAGGGTAAATTCTACCTGTCGGAGATTGTGAATGGCATCGCTGGTGCTATGCGTCAACTTGGTAACGTACCTGAGTTTGAATTAGAAATTAGTGCTGATGTTATTGAGCATAAAGAATCAATGACTGGTAAGCGTACCACTGACTTCATCATGATCAATGCGACCTCAGTTAATTTCTCGGGGCAACTCGAAGAAGTTAATCCAGAAAACATGGAATATATTCTCTCTGGTATGACACATGCCGTACCAACAAAAACAGAAGCTGATGTGTCTCTGGGTACTGTGGTTGCAGGTGAAGAAATCAAATTGGATGGTTATAACCTTAAGACAGTTACATTTAAGGATTCGACCAGTGGTACACCTAAGACGGTTGATCCAGAAAACTACACGCTAGATGCTAAATTCGGCACTGTGATTTTCCATGATGTGGCTGATCTGACCATGCCGATTCTTGCGAGTTATACGACTGGTGCAGTAACACATACCACACTAGCATCCGACTTTGAAAAAGAGTATGAGCTCTTCTTTAAAGGGGTTAATACAGCAAATGGTGAACATGTGGCGGTAACGCTATGGCGAACTAAAAAATCACCAGAAACGACGTTCCCATTGATTCATGAAGAATTAGGTCAATATGAAATTTCAGGTCAGGCTTTATCGGATGTGACGAAAGAAGCAGATCCAGCCCTGGGTCTGTATGGTCATGTAGTGACAATTCCGGCAGCGATCTAA